ACAGTTTGATTATCTGTCTTACCAGTTGTTTTATCTAAATTATCTTTGATTTTATGTGCAGATAAAAATGGATTGTCAGAGCCAAAAACAACATAAAGAATAATAAGAACAACACCTAATATAAATCCACCCAATTTGAAGAAAATAGGCGGTACACGCAATTTATGCGTATCTAACGTTGTTGATTTGTATTGATCAAAGATTTTAGAGTCAGGTTTAAATTTTTCATGCGATTCTGCTTTATTTTTTGCACCTGTAGAATCAGGCATCGTTACCGCATAACGCCAAAGATAGACATCAGCAAAGCCACGACCATAGGCACGATGAAGATGATAATGCGAGCCTACAAGACTTAATACATGATTATGAATAAAGCTCGGTGACTGGGTAACAAGAATAATGTCATGCCCAGAGTGTCGGTGAACTTCAAACTGCTTTACACGCTCATCACTCGAGAGTTTTTCACGTCCCTTGTATTGCAAGAAATCAAACTGCTGTGCTTCATCATAAATCACCACAGAACCGTCAGGAGTATCCCTCCAATCAGCACCAGCAGGCAATTGCTGAACACCGTCATAATCAAACTGATCAATGTTGGTATATACAGGACGACCTTCCTTTAAATACTCAATGGCCATTGAAGCTGTTTTAGCTGTTTTAAAAGAACCAGGCTTACCAGTAATTAAAATTAGCATCTTATTTTCCTTTAGCAAGCGCGCCCAGCGCTACGCGTAACGAGGTGTCACACGGTGCGCCTAGCGCGCTCGCTCACGTAAGTTTTTTGAATGACATTTCACTAGCAACAATAGTTGCTCGGGTAATAAGCGCCCCAATGACAATTGAAATTGCTTGATCAAGCCCAGAAATTGCCAAAAGACCTAAATATGTGTGATCAATAGAATTAGATGCATTAATTGCTTTGTTTATGAATGAAGTGAGAATGGTCTGAATAACTACAGTGGAGACAATCGCAACACCAGCGCCAAGCAACACTTTTTTAGCAAAGTTGCTTAGCAGCCAAGCACCAAACATAAATAAATACTGCATTACTTCATCCCTAAAATAATATAAGCAGCTGCTATATACGCACAGGCAATAATTGCCCAACGTATGCGTGACAGAAGCTCACAGAGCGGAGACCAAGATAAAACAAGCGTTGAGGACTGACCCATCAAATTAATAGGTATCTGTGCATCAGGTGGGCATTGAGAAGACCATACAATATAATTTTCTAAAGGTTCAGGAACTGAAATTGAACCTATATCAAGTTTTGTATCACCTTGAGGAGCATCTTTTTCCGTACATTCTCGATATTTAGGTGAATTTTTATCATTAGGGTTGTAACTTTCATTTCTACATTTATTTAAGGCATCAATAGAATCCTTGATACCATCTAATTTTTTATTTGACTCCCCTACAGCATCACTGGCAGCTTGTGTTGCATCTTCAATCTTGTCTAAATGCTCGTTAGATGTATCAAGTTTTTGATTAGTTTGTTTTTGTCCATTTATTAACAGATCTATCTTACCTGATATGCCAGAAATCGCATTTAATAATGCAGTTTTGAGCGAGATAATTGCATCAATAATGCCCTTAGAGTCACCACCAGTTGAACCGTTACCATCACCGCCATCAGTTGGTTCTGAACCACCTGAGCCATTATCACCACCTCCGCCATAGTCTGGATTGTTTGGATCATTAGGATTGGGTTTTTCAGGATCAGGATTATCTTTAACGCAGATTTTTGAACCGTTGAAAGTAGTCTCAGAATATCCCGATGGGCATTTAGTATTATCTGGTGGTTGTGGGCAGTAAGTACCACCATTCATGCAGTTATTTGGATCTTCTGGCTTATCTGGATCAGGTGGATTTTTTGGCGTATTAGGTCCCGATCTAACACACAGTTGTTCGCCATTGAATGAACCGGGTACATAGCCAGAGCCACAACCCTCGGGCGGTCTTTTACAGTAGTCGGCACCGTTACACGTATTGTTAGGGGGTGGAACTTGATCGTCAGGACAAGTAATTGAACCATCTTTTAAACGCGTACAATTGTCATTTGGTGGTTTAAAACATTCACCGTAAGGGTCAGTTGTATCACACTTTTTTGGCGGGTCATTAGCAAGACGTTTAGTGCAATCAACTGAATCACCCGTATACTGCATCGGAGTCATATCATATTTGTCGTTAACACCTACTACAAGACCACCACCTTCAACTGTACAACCATCTTTACAGTCGCGAATTGGAACAGCAGTACCAGTCGGATAGTAATAAGGGAGAGGCCAACCCTTTGCAGGACACTTTATTTCTTTACGTATTGAATTATTAGAGGTTTGATTAAAGTTAACCCCATTTAGACCCCACTTGTATGAACAAACGGTCTCTGTTGAAGATGTGTATTGGGCGGCTTGGGGTGATTTCTGAGCTTTAAAATATGCATTGTAATTATCGACAAAAGCTTGACACGCAGCAGCAGCAGAACTGCCAGTACCAACAGGAATACCCGAATTTTGACCCGTGGAATACACAGTAGCAGCAAATGCATTTACAGATATGATCGATAAAAAAGTAAGAACTAAATATTTAAAAAATCTCATTTCACTAACACCGTAATAGCAATAATCATAACAATAGGTATCAACCAATAAGCGATAGATGCTTGTTCCATTACGTCCCCCAGTGAAAGAAGAAAGGGGGAAAATCCCCCTTAACTTTGTAAAATTAAGTAGCTCGACGAAGCTGTTTCCAGATCGAGATACCAGCACTAAAACCAAGCCAAGCAACACCAATGGTCGCAGCAGCTACTACAGCCAAACCAATCATTGTGATAATTTCTGAAACATCAAATGTGGTAGCAGCATTAGCAGAAGCTCCAGTTAAAGTAAGTGCAAGTACAACAGCACCACGATTTAAAAGAGTTTGAAAGCGATCAGGTGCGCCATTTTTTTGTACAAGTTGTAATTGTTTAGCCATTGGATTTATCCCCTATGTGACTAAGTTTATTAAATATGGCTGCAACAATAATAAGAACGCATGAAGCGATACCAATGTCAGCAGCCTGTTGCGGTGTAATGGCTAAGTAGTCATTAAAAGTGACCTGCTCAACCCACAGGACACATGTTTTTACACCACCAGATTCTTGAAGTTGCGCACAAACATATGCCATGTCTTAAAATTCCTAATCTTTATTGCGATGAACAATAAAACCGAGTGTTAAACCAATTACAGGACAAAGTAATAGTCCAAGAAAAAATATATTTGGATTAAACACTTAGCACCTCATTATTTTGGTTTTCCGAAGATTTCAGGGTGCATAATGTTGCTTGCACCATCTTCATCTAAAACATCTATGTTCATTGTGTACGACCCATATAAGTTGTTTTATGTCGTTTATCTTGTCGTGTTGATCAGTAGTCAAAGTCTGCAAATGCTGCAAATATTCCTCTAAATACTGATCAATTCGCTCAAGTCTGCTCTTATCTAAAACCCCAATATTTCTGTTATAAACTACTGTGCCGTAGCCATAAGCAGACCTACGCCATGTCATTAAGCTGGCTGTTTGACTGGTGTAAGCTCTTTAAGGATGGTTACAGTTGTTTTACCGTTTGATACTTGTTCAAGCGTACAATCAGCCATAAACGGGAACTTTTGGTTTTTGATCTTTTCAAAATTGGCAGATGTACCCCATTTATAGTCAGCACCAACTTGACCAGCGAAATTCTCGCCTTCTTGTAGCTGTGCTTGGTAAAAAACAGTGGTGGAATCGAACGGACGGCCGTTGTATTCACCCTTACTAGACTTGGCACCAAGAACAACGAGCTGTGTTTTAAATAGCATGGATAAATTCCTTATATGAAGATTGATTGAGTAGCGGAACACCTACAAATAGCGGTAATTCCTCGGATTGTTTTTGAACTGGTTTATTCAAGTGAATCGATTGAAGTACAGCAACAGACGAAAATTTAAGACGTTTTGGCACTTCATCTTTGTCGGAGGACAAAACATTAATTAATTCAACAGGATCATAGAATTTGGCAAATTGACGAATATATTTACCAAACTGAACTTTGGTAATTTCTACAGCCTTATTCCAGCTAATTTCTGATTGTTTTTTAATAACTTCCGTTTTTTCAGGCGTGATAAATTCATCACCTAACTGACGAGCCAGCCATTCAAAACAAGGATAAGCCCCAAGAAAATAACGGGAAGGACGAAGAAGAACATCAAACGGGATATAGCGGTCGCTAGACTTGAATTCGACCTCAGCACGCGTCCAGAGTGAAAGTGGATTACCCTCTTTTTTGCCTTTTTCATAGATACGACAATACTTTCCACTGGTTCGGTTCCCGATTGAAAGGGTGCGCCCCTTCCCTGTTACACGCTTCCAAGAGCCAAAATGCTGAACCTCTGGAGCACGACCACCACACCAAAAACCATCAATATTGTCCCATTGATTCGCAACATCAACATTCAGGAACTGGCCGTCAAAATCATCGTGAGCAAGGTCAACACGGGTAATCTTTGGGCGACGAGCAAAAGTATTTAGCCATTCATGGAGACGTTTTTCCCAACCTTTACGAGCATTTGCGCACCCAGTACCATTAATTTGAATCGTAATTCTTTTAGAAACAGTGCCAAATAACACAAGGCCAAAGTCATTTTGAAGGACATAGCCGTATTTATGGCGATGCATGCCCTTTTCACGCTTAAGACCCAAGCCGAAACCAAATATTTCATATAGATGCTGGTCTAAGAACGTTTCTATAGCATATGTAAGGATGCTTTCAGCTTCATCAGGATTAATCGAAAAGTATTCATCCCCAAGGGTTTCTTGGCCAATACCGATAGAGACCCAGTCAATAGAGGCGAAGCCTTCACGATCACAAGGAACTGAATGAAGAATTGGAACGTTGCCACGTTCAGTTGCAATGATTTTTGTATTGTCCAATTTACGTGGGAACGTATATTGATCTGTTTGAAGTCGAATATCGGCAACTGTGCTTGTGTCAGTGGTGTCATCCACTACCGTAACCCCCATATTATAAATGGGGGTTGCTCGAGCTGAATTTGTGAGGCTTTCCTTTGTGTTTTCTTTGTTTTTGATTGTTTTTTGAAC